ATCTGCTTGCGTTTCATACCCACCGGGCCTACCAGTTTTACTGTCCGCAACAGCCTTGTCAGGCCCACAGTCTATGTCTAACCAAAAAGACTGGAGTGACTCTGCGTTATCTTGTGTACGACTTACACCTGTTTTGAATTTAGCCAAAGCAAAAAATACGCACCATCTATCGGCCACATACTTTTCTATTTCTGCGTCCAGTTCTTCTCTGGTTTGCACCATGCACTGTCGCGTTGTAGTTTTGTCTTTGACCGCAAGAAAGCCATACCACCCACCCGCAGGGCGAACTAGGGCTATGAGGTCTGTATTTTCCATAAAGTCACCGCCTCAAGTTGGGGATTAGTTTTTTTATTTTTAGAGCTGCGGCAGCTTTAGGGATCGAGTGGCCTATGAACCAGTTGTACACCGACTGGCGGCTAACATTAAGCCGCTTAGCAACCTCCGCGACGGGTATGTCATATTTAATGCATACCGCGCCGAGCCTTATTCCCTGTACCTCTAAACCCTGCCAGTCGGTACTCCAACCCGTCTGGCCTATTCTGGCACGTTCGTTTAAGTGCTTAATCCGTAAACTATATCCATAACTCATTAGGCACCCTCACTTCCCCATTCAGCTATAGCGTCTGAAAAAGCATCAGCTTCTAATACAGGCGCTGCTTCAGTTTTTTTGCTCTTGCGCTTTACAGGTTCCTTTATTTCTGCAACAACTTCTTCCTCAACCACACCAAACATATCCTCAGCATCTTCAGTATTCTCCTCAGACACACCAGTAAATCCTTCTTGTGCTTCAAATGGAGAGACTGATTGCAGGGGTGCATAGTCAATAACCTGTACGCCACGTAAGCGTAGGGACACACCACAGGCAGCCATCTTGTAGGGAACTAACTCAAGAGCTAAGTTAATAGTACTACCGGTGGTAAGCTGGAAGTCTTTTTCTAAAGGCTTGTTATCAGCATCAAACTGAGCAGGGACGCCTGTAAGCTGTCCCTTGTATGCAGCCTTAAGGTTTGTTTTCCCTATGAAAGAACCGTCCTCTTGCTGTTTAAAAGGCATGGTAAGTTTGGCAGGCCAAGACTCAGTTTTAGCTGCTTTGTAAGCTTCTGCCATAGAGGTGTATAATTTCTTGGCTTGAGCTTCAGTAAGTACAAACTCCATTTCATACTTAGCACCATCTTCCATAGCATCGCAAGGTACAGTTTTACCATTCTCGCCTGCTTTGTCATCAAAACAATATGGTTGGTTAATACGTGGGTATCTAGCTTTTACATCTTTAAGCAAATAGGTTTGGTTTTTCATACTTAAGCTCTCTTCTAGGTTTTTAAAAAGGTTGTTGTTTGTTTCATCAGCTTGAATCAACTGTGTTGTTGCATCCACTTCTTCCCCTGTAAGAGGTCGAACCGGTTTGAAATACATTTTGTTAAACCCATTGGTCTTTTTAAAATATATTTCTGTTAAAACAGTGTGTAATTTTTCACCATTACGCTGTAAGTAATCTCGGTATCCATAAAGAGCCATTGCACTTTCAGACTTACCAAATAAACTTCCACCATTAATCCGTAAACTACACATTGTTTTACATTCATCTAGCACTAAGGCTATAAGAGTAAAAAACTTACATGACTTAGTTCTGTGTCCTGTAGGCCCTTTAATGTTCTGTACGCAATCTACACATCTAGTTGATTGCTTGTTGGTGGGAGCTACGCTCTTATCAGGAATATCAGCACCTGAAGACCAGCAGAGTAGCGTTCCTTTAGGGCCGTAGTAATTACGAGACAGCTCACCCTCATCTGTTATCACCACATGTATTGAAGATAAAGATTCTCCTTGGGTACTTAGAGGGATAAACAATCCTTCAGAAGTAGTGCGGAGTCTAATCATTTGGTTGTTGGCTTACGCACTGAAACAGTGTACTTACGGTCAGACTGAAGCCCTATAGGTAAAGAGTCTGGGTTTTCTTCAAGGAACTCTTTCATGTTTCCAGAGTGAATGCGTTTCTCAAGCAAGTGATACGCATTGTTCTCATTGATAAACTTGTACATTTCCTCCCAATCACTGGTCCAGAAAGAAGAGTAGACTCTCCTAGATAAAGTACCGTAAGGAGTTCTAATACTGTCTATGCCTTCCTTAGCGCACATCTCCAGCATTTTATCTACGATAGCAGCCTGCTGCTCTTTAAGTTTTTTTATGGCTTCATCTTTTTCTTGTATGACTGAGCGTATGTTTATATATGCATCAACCATTTTTGCTGCGGTGTTGTCGTCCATTGCCCTTCCTTTTTTATTTGGGGGGCAAGCAGTTTAGCATTGGTATGGACAATGTCAAATAGTTTATTCAACTTCTTGACGATAAAGATCAACAATTTTATTGTGGTTTAAAACATTGGTCTTAAGCATTGTGTAAATACGGTCTTCTACTTCGCTACCTTTTATATGCACAATAGTCATACTGTGCTTTTGACCGGGTCTGTTGATGCGAGCGTTAGCCTGTAGGTAAGTCTCCACACTGGTGACTGGGGAATACCAGACTATGGTATCCGCAGCTGTAAGAGTTAGGCCATGGGACGCTGCTTGTGGCTGTATGATTAGCACTTGGGGTTCAGGTTTATTCTGGAAGTCATCAAATATACGAGTGCGGTTATTTAAAGAAACCTTACCTGAGATTATCTCCGAGGGTACTTTGTTAAGGTCCAGAAAATCCTTGAGTAAATTTATAGTGTGGGTAAAGGGTACGAAGACTAAAACTTTATGGGCGGCTTCGTTTATTACTTCAAGCACTACGTTAAGGCGATTGCTCACGTCAAACTGTACGGCTTCCCCTGTGTCCGAGTAGACCGCACCTCCTGAAATTTGGAGCAACTTGTTAAGGTTGGTCGCTGCATTGACCGATGTAATTTGTTCACCCGCTGCTTCCATAACCATTTGTTTCTTAAGTAATTTGTAGTACTTAGATTGTTGAGCAGTAAGTGGGGCTTCCCTGTCCACAGAAATTACATCAGGCAAATCTAGGCATTGGTCTTTTTCAAACCGAATGGCAGGTTGCAATGCGTGATGTACTATTTTATCGGCGCCCGGTTTAGGCCGCCAAATGTATTGCCCTACCTTGTGCATAACCGTATCTCGGTAGGGGGTAAAAAACTTTGGCACTCTGTGAGGGCTAACTAATTTAGCCAGTCCATAGGCATCTAGAGGTGACTGCGCTGCCGGGGTTCCCGTAAGCATCCACAGTCTCTCTGCTGAAGCAGCCACAGTCTTGAAGGTTTTCCACCGAGTTGTCTGAGAGTTCTTGTAGGCATTAGCTTCGTCTACCACAATCAAGTCAAACCCACCGCTCATTATTGTGTCTTTAACTACGGCAATACCATCGAAGTTTATAATGACAAACTCAGAACCAGCATCGATTATCTTTCTACGTCTGGCTGAAACACCGTGTGCAACTGAACAACTCCGGTGCATGGCAAACTTAAACAAGTCCTGTTGCCAAGCAGACTTCATAATAGACAAGGGGCATATAACTAAGACACGCTTTACTCTACCCAGTTTCATCAGATAATCAGCTGCCCATATTACGGAAGCTGTCTTACCTGTCCCTGCTTCGTTAAAGCAAAAGGACTTTTTATGTATGGATAAGAACGAAGAAGTTTCTTTCTGGTGATCAAACGGAGTTAGTTTTCCTGTCCATTTGTAGTCTCGCTTGATGGGGGATGGCACGTCTTTAGCACCCATGCCTGCCAAAGTTTCTGCCTCGTCAAAGCCCCACTTGACAGCCAACTCGTACATGTCTTTTTCTTGGCCTATAACTTTAGAGTTTTTTATGCTGTCAGTAACTAAGTGTGGGCGTCTTGTCTTGAGAACTAAAGCTTTGTTGTCTACAACTCTCATCGCTATTTTCCGGTTTGGTTTACAGGCAACGAACCAAGCTTGTAGACTTCTTGTTCCATGTCTAGCTGAAGCCTCGCAACTTTAACCTCTGAATAAAAGGATTCATTAACTTGCCCTGCTAACTTGGTTACTTCTTTTGCTTTGTTTATGTCCATTGTCCCGTTTGCTACAGAGTTAATTGAACTGCATAAAAACTTCCTTAGATCGCCTGCTGTATTAATTGCTGCCATTTTTCCTTCTCCTTACTTAGGTTGGTTAACGTGCTTAACTTCTTTATGTGTCGGTAAATTGCTTTAATGACTTGTAGTTGTTCTCTCTCTATAAAAGCGTACCTAATACCAAATACAAAAATAGTGCAGTTTGCCTCAGAGTACAGATACCCCAGATTAATACGCATACCATCGTTGTTTGTTCGTCTGTACCAATACCTTTTCCTAACATCTTTGTACATTAAAGTATCTATTTTTTCTTTCCACTTTTGGGCATCTGCGAGGTTTAAAATAGTAGCTTTGTAGAAACGTAAGAACCTACCCCTTACCTCGTCGTTAAAATCTCTTCTTGTAGAATACTTATTAACCATAATTTCCCACGCACCCTTCATTACTACGGGTTGGTTTTCCGTATCATGTTCCCAACCAAACCTACGTAACGTGTGGCTCTTTATGCACCTCTCACTGGGGATGTTTCCTTTATAAGTACACATTGGAACTAAAGGGATTCTAGGTTCATCGGGTCTAAAGTCTCTATGCCAATAGGCAACTATATCTTCATAGCTGTAACGAACTTTCTCGTCGTTAGCGCACTCAAACATACTGTTCATTTTTTACGCCCTATAACCTTCCCTCCTTTCTTGGCAGCTTTCATCGCACCTCGTTTAGTGCGGGGATAAGAAGAGTTGTTGGCCTCAGTTTTAACCGTGAGGTTACTGGAAGCGTTACCACCACCTTTTGATATTGGGGTAACGTGGTTAACGTGTTTGCCATCACCCTTCTTGACCGCACCAGATGCAACTAACTTTGCGCGTGCAGCATTGCGCTTTGCGCGGTTCTTCTTTTGCTCCGCTGTACCTTGGTACTTAGCGTATTCAGCTTTGTAATCTCTTGGCTGTGCCATATCTATTTCCTGTTGTGTTCGCAGGCAGTTACTGGACAGTACCCGCATAAGGGTCCACTGATTGCATTCCAAACGCCTGACTCTTCAGC